AGTTCTTTTACTTTGTTACCTTGACCAACTTTTTCGCCGATAAGAGTACCGATCAGTGAGCCGCCAAAGCCGCCGATACCTGGAACAATGCTGCCAAGTAGACCACCGATGGCACCGCCAGCGGCTGCCTGCCCACTTTGACCGAACAGAAGTGGGAAAGCACCACCGACGGCAGCACTGCTAAATGCGGTTGCGGCTCGTTTACCTAGGTTTAGTGGAGTACCAGGGACAGCCCTAGGTGCTGCTGCACGACCCAGGCTCGGTGGGATTGGGCCTTCAGTTGGAAAACTAGGCTTAAATGGACGAAGTTGATTTGTTTTTTGACCTAAAATTCCAAGCTCAATTTGACGCTTCTCTTCAGCAGTTTGTTTTTCTAAGAAACGAACACCTCTGGCTCTTTGCCCGTTTAAGGCACCTTCAATTCTATTTACACTTTCAGTGAGGCGTACTTCATCTGTCAGCAGTTTTACAGTTCCTTCTTTTACTCGTTGCTCGTTAAATGCCGGCAGCAAGCGTGCATTTACCGCTTTTGTGATTTCTTGCTCTCCTGCTGTAAGAGCTTTTATTTTGTCTACTTGAGTTGATAGTGCAGTGGTAAATTGAAGAGAAGCTGTGGTAGCTCGTGCTTCAATGCCTGATCTGCTGGCAAGGCCACCAGCAGCATTTACCAGCATTTCTGTTTGCGATGGAACTAAAGTCCGTGCTCCACCGCCTATTCCTCCGCGCATGGCGCCTTGGAAGGCCGTTTGGCCTGCCATCGGCAATGCCTTAGGCCCACCAAACGTAAACTGCATCCCAGTTCGTTGTGCCACAGAAGCAAAACGAGATGCTTCCATTTCACGGCGAAGAACTGCTTGCCGCTCCAGTTCTGCGGTTAAACGAGTTTCTGCTGTAAGGATGGTATTAAGCGCCCGCCGAGCTTCATCGCTATAAGACGAAACGTTTGCAAGGCGCTCTTGGCCAGTACGAAGTAAATTCTGGAACTGTCTGACTGTTCCACTCAGGGGAACATTCAGAGCTTCTAAAGTACGAAGTAATTGCTGTGTTTGCTCTGTAATTGTTTTAAGTACACCACCGACTTCAGATTCAAGTTGTTTTGCACGACCTTTTAGAACGGTTTCAAACGCTGCGCCAATAGCTGCCACTGCGCCAGCGGCTAAACCTGCTTGAGGGCCTATTGATGACAGTGCTGTTACAACTGCCTCAGCATTAGGTACTAAGGCACTAAATTTGAACTCTAAAGTTCCAATAGTTTTACTTAGAAGATTAGCTGAATCCCTGGCTAAATTAAAGCCTGGGATCAATACTTTAGCAGCTGCATTAGCATTGTTAAAGTTAGCAGCAATAGTTTGAGCGCTTACAGAAAGTTGTTCTAGTGTTTGTCCTACGTCTGTAATGCCTTTTGCGGCAATGCCTAGCGTGCCTACACCTTCAACAACGCGGGCAAAACGCTTGGCTACAGTATCTGCTCGACTGGCAATTGTTGCTAGTTCTCTATCAAGTTGTTTTAGTTGTTGTGGAGGTACAAAGGCTTCTGTAAACGAACGACCTACTTTTTTACCTATATCTAAACCATTAACTAGACTATTTACTTTAGCTTCTAAATCTTGTAAAGATCTTTCAGCCTGTCTTGTGTCGGCACTGACTCTTATCTTTGCGTCGTAATCAGCCATCGACCATGTAGCTTCCGTTCCAGTAGTCTACGCAATAAAAAGCCGCCGTGGCTAGCGGCGGCGTTTTGCATCTTCAATAGCCTTTTCTTGGTCCTCGTTGAGGATGACGAAGTAAGCGCTCCAGCCGAGGAGTTCTTCGGCGGTCATGGTGGACCGAACTTGGGAAAGAGTTAGGCCCAGCTCTTTGGCGACGCCAAATTGGAGCATGAGCCAGGTGTCCTTACGCAGTTCGGTACTCAGGATTTTGGGTCAATGGGCTCGCTGTCATCGGTCAAGATTGCCAGCATCAGGGACTGGAGGTCTTTGTCCTTAACTTCGTTTTTGAGAACGTCGATTTCGCCAGTGCTGAAGAGTTTGGCGCCGTTTTCGTCGCAGGCTTTTTGGATTAGAAGCTGGAGGGCAAAGGCGTTGGCGTCATCTGATTTGGCGTTTTTCTGGGCGCGTTCACGCTCAGCCATGGTCAGTGGTGCCACCCACATTTCAAACGTGCCACCATCGCTGAGTTCCACCAGTCTTTTGGTGGGTTCAAGGTTGGCGGCTTTGCGCAGCCGGTCAATTGCACGCACGGGAATAGAAGAAGCCATAAACCTGTTTGGGTTATCGCTTTACTGTAGCGCAGTAGTCACAAAAAAGCCCCAGCTGATTTGCTGGGGCTAAGTGGTGATAACCGGGAAGTTATCAGGCGGTGGTGGAGAAGTCGAAGGTGGGGGTGGAGGCCGGACGGAAGTTGATGGCGATGGTTTGAGCGTTGTCGGGATCCACCGAGATGGAGGCGCTGGTCAGGATGGCGTCCATGGCGATCGAACGGGACTTGGTGTCGTCCACGGTGCTGCCGCTGATGATGCGGTTGCTGTACAGCTTGAAGGCTGCACCACCCTGCAGGCGCTGGAGCACGTCTTCGATCATGCGGTTAGAGATCGCAAAATCGTCGTCGGCCATATACACCGTGCAGGAGCCGGTGCCATCACCAAAGCCGGCGATGTAGCTCTTGAAGGGAACGTACTGACCAGGGGTTTGGCCGATGGTCGTAACGTCGATCTCGGTGCGACTAACATCAAATTTCCAGTCGCGGACTTGGCCGACAACAACGTAGTCGGCGTAAGCGACCTGGAATTTGTTGGGGCTAACAGCAGTACCAGTAGTGGTGATCGTGATGACCGAGCCGCCGAGGGTGGCGGAAACAGTCAGAACGCCGGTGGCAGCAACGTAACCGATGACGTAGTAGGTGGTGCCAGCCGTGATGCCAGCAGGGAGCGTGCCAGCAGCGGTGCCGCCAGCTTGGTTGACAACGCTGAATTTGACAGGATCGCCTACTTTGAAGTTGTAGTAGGAACCCACGTTCAACAGAGCGCCAGCGACGGTAACGTCGGAGGGACTGAAGGTGGAAGTGGTGCCTGCAGGCTTGTAGTACAGGGCGCCGGACGTGCCGGTAAGAACGGTGGTGGCCATAGGACGTACCTAAAGAATGAGCAGTGGGGCGGGCACTGCCCGGCTTCTACTAGGTTAGCGCGATTGCAACCTAAGTTAAAACCGTGGCAGTAAATGATGTATCCATACGCCCCATGAAAAGAGGCGCGTCCTCTGTAGCTGAAAATGTTGGGCCGTTTAGTGATCCGACGCGGAAAAAGACGCCAGTCGCAGGCTTACCGACGTTGTTGATTGTTTCTAGTACGTTTACTGCTGTGGTCATCAAGGTTTGATTGCGGGCAGGACCTTTGCCTTTTTCGGTGAAAACTCGGATGATGATGGCACCACGTGCATTGTCCACGCTACTGGTGAGCGTAGGATCATTGGTCAAACCGAAAGTGACATTGACCCGCACGTATTCGGTTGTTGTATTAGGGGGTGCAGCTGTGATGTTGTCAAAGTAGACAGGAACTGCTGGTGCCAGTGCACCAAAAGCTGTCAAAAGAGGATTTTCGATAGCGGCACGAATAGCTTGGTAGTTCATGCAAACCCTTCTCCTGGTGCAGTGATGGAGCCTCTGGGGCCTGCTCTGAAACCTATTTTGACTCCATTGGCGAGGCTTTTTTGAAGTGCTCCACCTTGTGTATAGGTAACATACCAGTCTTTTGGTGCTGTACTAAAAGAATCGTTATCCCCTGATGTCACGTTGTATCTGTAGTTGCCTGTACGTTTTCCTTGACCTCGGCCGCCAGCGATGGGCTCCTTAATAGGATCTTCTGGCTGCCCTCGGAAAATTCCTGGTTCTAGATCCAGTGCTTGTGGCGCATAATCTGCACCGTTAACTATTTGGTAGTAAGTACCTGATTTGAATCGAGAGTTAGGTACGTTGCGAAGATCATATTTGTATAAATTGCCGCCATTAGAGCGTGGTTTTCCGGGGCTTTGACCTGGCTCTACTGCGTACCAGGCAGAAGAAAATTGTCCGCTATAGCCAGGGCCTGCAGCAACTAAGTCATTCATAATCTCTACCGCTGAATAGCGTGCAGACTTAGTAACGACATCTTGCACATCTTTTAATAACTGCGAAAATGGCTTAGCCATTATTGGGGCCTCGCGATGATGGTGTGGAGGACTGGGTTGTCGCCACGGTAGCTACGGACTGAAATGACTTTTGCCTCACGAGTTACTCCATCCTGGAGATACTGGACGCGGTCTTGTTCGCTTGGATAATACGTTCCAAGTTCGGCTGTTCCGATCAGGACTTTGACGTCGGTTGCTTGGTATAGACCTTCATACTCGCGTACATTTACGGGGCTGACGATGGCTTTTATGGTTACGTTTGTGTCTGCGCCAGTTACTGCTCCAGTCGTTGGGTTATAGGAACGAGCGGGGTTGGTTTTGATGTACGTGATGTTTTGACCCCACACGGCCATAAGTGGGGCTGGGATACCAGCAAATGTGGAGTCGATTAGTGACATATCAACCTCTCACCAGGGGGACTTGATAGTTGCTGGAGCCTCCTTGGCAGTAGGGGCCGAGATAAGCCTGGAGCCAGGGGTACACATCAAAGACGTTGTTGATGGTGCCCGTGGATTGGGTCATTGTGTTGTACTTGACTTTGAGGTCGCCGAGTTCGACTTGCTCGTAGAGGCCGGTTCCAGTGCTATTGGTGATGGCGCTGGTGTCGTTGGCGAGGGCGCGGGCCAGCTCGAAGGTGGCGACTTTGATGGCTGTGGGGATTAGTGTGCAGGCCAGCTCGATGCCGTCAACGGTGTAGTTGTCGCGGGGCCAGCGCAGGGCTTGGGTGGTTTCGCAGCGGTCGCCGTAGTAACTCAGGCCGTCGAGCCAGCGGGTGGCTGAAATTAGAGCCCGGTTTTTCTGGTCGTCGGTT